GAAGTGCCGTTGTTCTGGGTTATATTATAGGTTCCAGTTGCATCTTTTACATATATGAATGGTGTTGCAGAATTATATGTTACAGTACCATTATTTGTAACAGTAAGTGGGGCTGCACTATAATCAGTTAACAATGTTGAACTATTTTGTGGTCGTATAAACAATACTGTATTTGTAATTGGGTAAAGTGGTTGTGTTGGTGGAGTAAAGTTTGCAGTATAAACTGCTGTTCCCTTGACTATTCTAAAGTTACTTATACGACCATTAAAATAATTGTTGGCTTGAGATGAACTATATCCAATTTCAAGTATTCTATTAGCTGAACTATTATATCCAATTCCGCTTTGAGACATTACAGAAACTCCATCTACAAATAGTGTTACAGTTCCGCTGGCTCTTACTAACGCTATATGCTGCCAAGTATTTAAGTTTATTACTGTATTGGTAGCACTTTGATATTGACTTCCATTGAAGTAAAAAATACCACCATTACCATTAAGGTCTACATTATCGGTGTTAGTTCCAAAATACCATAATCTTCCTGAATTGCTAGTAGTGTAGAACCAACCTTCTATTGTATAATCGGCAGTTCCAAACGCAAATGCAGCACTTGAGGCTAATGAAAGATACTGACTGGTGCCATTTAAATTAAAACTGCCACCTGTACTAGGAAGTGCTACAAAATTAGCTGCGTCTAAATCATAGACCAAACTTGGTGTAAACACTGAAGCAGTAATAGTTCTTTGAAAATTACTGGCTGCCATGGCCATCATTCCACTCATTATACTACTCCCGTACCATTAATAAACCATGTATTTGCAGCAACCCTCATTAATGTTGCCATACCATATGTAGTAACATTTCGTGAAGCACTTGTTGTATTACCTGCAAGATACAATGACACGCCAGTATTTGGTGTTATTGTTACATTTGCAGCTGATGTTGTTTGTGATACAATTAATACGGCTGCACCATTTTGAAATGATGCTTGTCCCCCATTGGGAATATACAATGTTGTATTGGATGCTTGAGTGTAGTAAATATGTTTACCTGCATCAGATAATTGTAAAACATAATTTGTTGTTTGTAGATTTTGTGGTATTGTATTTGCTGCGGTATTGGCTGCCGTGAAAGCCGCATTAGCATAGAGTGCTGCAGAATTTGCCACATTGCTTGGTGTATTGGCTGTTAAAAACGCGGCATTAGCATATGTACCAGAGGTTATTGCGTTGGCATTGGCACCATTGGCTGCTGTATATGCCGAATTGGCGTATGTGCCTGTAGTATTCTGTGAACCATATGATGAGTTTGCCTGAGTGAACGCAGCCGTAATGTTGGTGTTTTGTGTTAAATTAATTCCGTTTGCAGAAGAAAAAGCAGAATTAGCATAAACACCGGATGAAATTGCATTTGCGTTGGCACCATTAGCTGCTGTATATGCTGAGTTGGCATAGCTACCAGTTACGTTTTGAGAACTATAAGCCGCATTGGCTTGAGCAAAAGCTAAATTGCCTGTGTTATTTTGAGTAACATCTATACCTAAAATTATTGCAACATTAGAAGCAAGATAGGTTAAATCTGTGTTTGCCTGTGCATATGCTGCATTAGCCTGATTGAATGCTGCCTGTAATGTTATAGCATTTGCAGTATAAAAACCACCAGGTTGACTACCAGTGTGTACTGTAATTGCATTTAATGTTGTATCTATAATTAATTCACCATTTGCTCCAGTTATACTTGAAAGATTTGCTGTTGTATATCTTCTAAATTGTAATGTTTTTGCCATTTTTAAATCCTTGAATTAAGTATTTGGATATTCGGTGATAACAGTATTGTATGTGAAAGGATCAATTGGTCCATTATCACTTGTTACCGTTAGTAAATCTTCTGTTCCGGTTTCGGTCATAATATCTTCTGAACCTGTATCTGCCGCTAAATCATCTTGAGATGGACCATATGCAGGTGTGATAACAATATTTGTATATTTTTCAGTTACGATATTATAAGAATCAAAAGTCCATGTTGCATCTGTTATGGAACCAATTAGTTTTTGACCTGATATAAAATTACCATCTAAATTACTTACTGTTAATTTTAAATTTAAATAGTCCCAATTGACAATCCTTGCACTTGCTGTCGCATAAGCAGGAGAAGCTCCCTGATATACCAATTCACCAATCTGATAATCACCTGTTCCAAGAGGAGTAAGCGAAAATATCACAGTATCTCTGTCGGATATTGTATTGTATATATTAGTAATGGATGTTTTAATTACACCAGCGGTAGATGTTGCACCAAATATAAAACCTTTGACAGTGAAATTTAATGTCCAAATTACAGACCTTGTATCTGAACTATAATCACCTTCATATGTTACTTCATATTTTGTATCTTTTAAAATAACAGGAACTTCTTTAACGATTCCCATTTCAGGAATCATGTTGACCTTAATCGTATAATCTGGTGCAAAAAATGGTAAAATATGTTCGATAATTTGATTTCCGTCTTCAATGTTTCTTACATACAGATACAAAGAGAAATCAAAGTTATATGGAACAGGAACATATTGAGAAGAAGTTACGGCACCACTTTGATTGAATTGTTTTATGTTTGTCATCTGTTTTCTGGTCGAATCATAAGATAGGCCATTCATCTCATATGACATTCTAGGCAAAGTCATCATAACTTTCTTGTCAAGGTTTGGGTCACCTTGTATACGCATTACATATAATTCTTTGGTTGCATATTCAATAGGAACAATGAATCTTTCTTGTTCCGAATCATCTGCATTGTAACGAACCATTGTGATGTTCTTAAACAAATCACCAAAAGCAACAGTTATCTTTCTTATCATCCTATTGTAGTAAACATTTGCCATTATAAACCACCAATTGGATTAGTTTCTGTCGTGTTTATATAAGTGTTACCTTCTGATTGCAATAGACTGTTTGAATATGGTTCAAGATGTCCTGGATTATCTAAAGGATCATATGAAGATAATGTGAATCTGGCATTACTTGATTGGCCAATAATAGTTACACCATCGACAAATTCACCTGCAATGTATATAACAGAAAGTGTATTAGTTGTTGGAATCCAAGTTTGTACAGTAGCAATTGTTGTTGCATTTGCATATGTATTATCAGGTGATTGATATACCAATTCTTTGAGTGTATAAGAACCTGTACCAGCACCAACATTTAAATGTAGTGTATATGCAGAATCTGAAGAAGCAACATCTATATCTGCCATACCAGTAGAAATAATTTCTTGTGAATACTTGAATTTTTCCATTTCCAATTCGTAGTAGTATGGATTTCTTCTTCCCAATGTAAATCCATCTTTGTTTTGGTCAACATATTTAATCTCATACAATTCACCACCACCGTTCAAAAATGGAACGTAAACTAAGTCACCTTCAATTGGTCTTAAATAAGTTGTTTGAGGTGTTCTTTGATAGAAAGCCTTGCGTGAAACTAGTACATGGACTTGATTGCGTATTTCTAAACCAAATTTGGAAAAGAAATCTTTTTGTCCTTCTGTTCCCATAACACTAGACAAATACATCTCAACAGGAAATGCTGTGTTGAATTTCTTTACAGGATCTTCACCGTATAATAAATCTCTTGCTATAGAATTATCATTAGGAATATAGTACGCATCAAAGCCCTGAATCTTAATTGATTCAGCCATCAAATCATCAACGAGCCTTTGTTCGCTGTATTTGGCTTTGTAATTATTGAAATATGGTGATGTTGCCATTTTAGTTCATCATGAATTCTAGTGGGCCACCGTAATTTGTTTCCATTTCTTGATGGAGTTGTGATATTTCTTCAATAGCTTCATCAAATACTTCTTTGCCATTCAATGTTATTCCGCCGGGTAATTGAATACCTCCAAATTTCTTCATGTTCTCACCCCAATTTTTCTTAATTAAAGCAGTAGCATAAAGTTTTAGAAATCGGTCTTGCCAAATATTTGGATATGAAGTTGGATTAATACCACCATAAGCTTCGGCAACAACTATTGTTCCTACAGGAGCTTCTTGGTCACCCCAAGCCCAATCGATATACAGTCTTTGTGTTACTCTATTCCAACGAATAGGAACTTCTCCTGTAAACATTATTTCCAATGAACGAAGATGTTGTTGAGTCAGAACATAATTGACATAGGATGCTGAGGTAAAGTCATATAGTTCATTCAAGCGGAGTTGGTATCTTAGGTCAAACATATTAACATTAGCCTGAGAATCATTAACTGGAAATATACGAGAGATACCAACAATTTGTATTGCATTATTGCTTTCGTCCAAAACACCAGATGCACTCAAGTATCTATTATTAATATCTTGTTGTGTTACTGAATGAATCCAATAGAATTTTTGTGTGCCATCAAAATGATAATCTTGCCAATATTGAATTGCATCATCTACTCTATCTTCAATTTGGTCTTGATCCATGTTAATATCAATAACAGGCGCACCTAATCTACGAAGGCAGTAATCTATAAATTCTTGTCTATTATTAATTGTTGGCATTGAAAAACTCCTATTATGTTCTATTTATCCAGAACATAATCATTAGTTATTTAACTTAGAGACACCCAAGAAGTGGTTGATTCGTCCCAAGAATACATCTTATCATCATTATTTCTTGGAACTGGTGCTTGCCATAAACAAGTATCTTCGTTCAATATCCAAGATGGAAATGGTTGTGGTGGTATGAAAGCGTCACGGTCGTTATCATATGTATAACCGACACCAGCATAATTCTTACGCAATGGTGTACCACCTTCATTATGAACACCACCATGTGTATTGTAACTTGTTTGAATCCATCCGTGACCCATTGCACCTGTATTAATAAAATCTTGCTCTGCAACAAGTACCTGTGTTACTATTCCGTTCTCTACTTTTGCAAAATGGCTCATGTGTTCTCCTTAACGAGCGTTAGCATACTTGAATGGGTTTTCGGCAAAGCAGGCGTAGATGTAAGTTCCGCCGCTTGTATTTTGCCGTACATCAGATGTTCTTATTTTGAATCCGTTGGACAGTGTGTCAATTGAATACGCACTTTCTTCTGCGTCAGAAGAATTTGGCTTTAATGTTAAATTTGCGGCGTTGTATGAAATTCGTGAGGAATCCCAAACAAACCAACTATCAATGTCATTGGTATGTTTAACTAATACAAACCGTGGACGGAATCCCGTGTACACAAACGGCCCATCACTTGAGCCGTTGCCCGTGTAGCTACCAAATGCGCTGTACCCTGCTATTGCGGAAAAAACGTAGGCAACATAGGTTCCAGCACTTGCGTTGATACCAGAAAAAGCGCCAATACCAAATACAGATGAGGTCGGGCCACCATTCCAGTAGCTTGCTGTTGTTGCTTGCGCAGCGGTGCTATTCAAATACAAATAACTTGTCGTTGGGTTAGTTAATGAACTGTGATAGGTAAGCCAATTTTCAGACCCAGAATTGCGCTGCTTCACAATAATCATGCTTGGCGTTACACCCAACCCGTGACCAACAGTGGCAGCGGTATTTGTACCCGTATAGGTAACCACGCTGAACCCAGCCGTAGGATTTGCGCTCACCGTGCTGGTGATAGAGCCGCTGGTGTTGGATACGCCTGCGCCGTTGGCTTTCCATTGCCAGCCAATGTAGGTTGAACCAGACAAGTTACTGTCTGTTGCGCTGCCAGTTGTATTGTTGCCTAAATTAAACCCGTTTGAGTTAAAGGCAATCAGGTCACCACCAGAACCAGTTCCGTTATTTCTTTCAGCGTCAGTGATATTGCTAGTTAATACGACTCCAGCGCCTCTAAGAACATCAAATAAACCAGAGCTAGCCGCCGCACTTCGCTTCTTAATCCAAACCCAATCAGGCTGAAATACTGTGCCATTGACCGTGTTGACAATGCTCTGAGTAGAACCATTGCCCGTGTAGGTCGTAGCCGCCATTTGCGTTGCGCCATTTGGTATCGTAGGCGTGGACAGGTTGTAAGTGTTCAGCGCAACAAAGCCGCTTGGTGGGGTGTAGGTGAAGCCTTGTTGACCGAAGTTGGCGGAAATCGCTACAGAATTTTCTGGCCTACAAGCAAATGCAAGCGGGCCTGTTCCTGCGACTATGCCGATTTGGTTTGTGCCAGCCGCTGGGTTTCCGCTTGAAATCCAAGTGTTATTTTTGGCAAACCATACCTTGCGAGTTGCCCCGTCAAAAGCAATACCAAGCACATCACCAGACGCAAACGTAGCGGCCGATGAAGAAGTGGAGCCATTTATAAAGTAGCTACTGTTGTCCCATGCAATTACCCCGCTGACGTTCATCGAACCGCTTGGAGAAATATTGGCAACAGTAATATCTGCAACAGCAACAGTAGGGTATGTTGTGTTTGAAAGCGTTAATTCTGCATACCAAAGTCCTGAACCTTGTGAAGCAATTGTGGACATAAACGCACCGCTTGGGTAATTTGGCCCTTGCGCTGTTAAATTCCCATTGGTTAAATATATTGTTGAAATATTATCTTTTCTCAATGGATTCCAAGTAGCGTAATTCGCCACTGTCGCGCTTGTCAGCGTTGGCACATCCGTCATGGAGTCGTAGGTTGTGCCAGTAGTCACGCTGATGTTGTTCGTCGTCCAGTTGTTGCCCTGCGGGCTGGTGTCGTAGCCCAGCGTGGTGGTCGATGTGTTGTTGCCGAAGGTCAGATAGAACCCGTTCGTGCCATACGAGCCGCCGTAGGTGATGGGTTGCCATACGCCGTAGCTGTTGAACGTGCCAAAACTGGATGGTGTCAGGGCTGCGCCGTCAATGAAGTTGACCTCAGCAAGATAGCCATCAAAATTTTCAGTGCTGGACGATGAACATCCTAAGTAATGGGCAATTGCGCTGTTGAATTGCGTATCAAAATTTTGTGATGGGTAGTTGGTGGCAGAAAATGAAGTAACTACAACTCCATTAACATAAATCAAAATACGATTTGATGCTGTTGCTTGCGTGGTGTCAACCGCAACTACTATGTGATACCAAGCAGATGGGTCACGATAAAGCGCAGTAGTGTAAGTTCCACCGGAAACTCCAGCGCTAAATGATACTTGAATAGCATTTGTTGAATCTAAAATAATACCACCCCAAGGAGAACCGCTATGCGCTGTAAAAAGAAATTGCGCCGCGCCTGTAGCAAGATTTCCGCGCTTAACCCAACCGCTCCATGTCCATGTTTTTTGGTTGGATGCTTTAGCGGGAGTTCGGTTCAAATAAGAATTGTTGGTGCTACGGAACCGCAGTGAACGGCTTGCGTACTTGATGGGCGTTAGGTATCCGCTGGAGGTAAATGTGTGGATGACATTGCCGCCAGAGATGGTCACTGTGCCACCAGCCATCTGCTGGGTAGAGCCGGCGTAAGAAATGATGACTACGCCAGAGCCGCCGTTACCGCCGGTGCCTGAAACATAAGAACCACCGCCGCCGCCGCCAGTACCGGCTGTTCCACTGGTGCCGGTTGTTGTGCCACTTCCTGCGCCTCCACCGCCGGCGCCGCCGGTGCCCGCAGTGCCACTACCATAACTACCGCCGCCGCCACCGCCAGCATAGGTAACGCTTGAACCACTAATACTGCTTGCCGTGCCTGCACCGCCATTACCTGAAATTGAACCACCAGAACCATTTCCTCCAACTGCACTAGCGCCACCGCCACCACCAGCGGGATAAGGAGAAGATAGTTGAGTTCCATTGCTGCCGCCATTATTACCTTGACTTGGGCTGGTACTTGGAGTATTTCCTGATCCTCCATTTGTTATAGAATTTGAAAATCCGCCACCGCCGCCACCAGATCCACCAGATCCGCCGGACAGTTCTCCACTATTTCCAATTCGTGCGCCGTTGCCGCCACCAGCTGAAGTAATATTTAAAAAAACTGAATTAGCGCCATTAGTTGATGCCGGTGTTCCGCTGCCACCAACTCCTCCACTTCCTCCACTGCCAACGGTGATTACATAATTAGAGTTGGTATCAATCGTGACCCCAGTACCAGTGCGAAAACCTCCAGCACCACCGCCGCCTGAAGCGCCTCCGCCACCACCACCAACAACAAGATATTGTGCTGTCAGTGAAGACAAAGGCAACAGAGTTCCTGATGTGTTAAATATGTGAATTGTGTTTGTGCCATCAGTTGTGACAACTCCGCCACCGAATTGCTGTGCGCCAACGTAGGAGATGATTACGACACCGGAGCCTCCGTTGCCGCCCGTTGTACCACTAACTGATGCTCCACCGCCACCACCACCAAGGTTTGCTGTACCGGAGCTACCAGCACCAGAGGATGCACCATTGCCACCACCGCCATTACCACCTGTGCCTCGAGTTGATTGAGTTGTAGCACCGCCTCCACCGCCACCAGCATAGTAGGTAGATGTGCCTGAGATGCTATTTGCAGTACCTACGCCACCAGCACCAGATTGCCCATTTACACCGGCAGCACCGACCGCCGAAGAACCGCCGCCACCACCAGTTGCACTGTAAGAAGCATTGTCCGTAATACCTTGTCCACCAGCGTAACCTTGCACTGGGGATGTAGATGGTGTGTTTCCAGCGCCGCCAGCGGCTGGTGTTCCATCAGGGCCACCACCACTACCAGAACCACCAGCAACGCCTACGTTACTAGCGGTAACTCCTCCCCCACCTCCTGCCGAAGTGGTTGCGTTAAATGTGGAATCACTACCAGATGCACCAGTACTATTTGCACCAGCACCTCCAGCGCCAACTGTGACTGTGTAAGACAGTGATGGGTTTAATGATGCTGTTCCCGTCCGATAACCGCCCGCGCCCCCTCCGCTACCGCCGTGAGAAGCAACGCCTCCACCACCCGCGCCCCCGCCAGCAACTACAAGATAACTGACGGTAACCGATTGCAGTCCAGTCCACCCAAAGGCAGCAAGTGCGGCCGCTCCAATTTTCGATAAACGTGGCATCAATTATCCTTTATGCAAATTTTGTCAACGAAGCCAACACAACAAAAGTTGCACTTCCAGTTTTCTGAATAACATATGTATAACAGTCAATAGAACTTGCATTACCACTTGTTGGCGCAGAACCGCCTTGCCATTTAGGTGTTACTGAATTACCGTCAATTGTCACGGCACTATTATAATATGCTGTAGAACCTTGAGTAACTAGAAAAGTAGCAGAAGCAACTTCACCAGTTGCAAGCATAGAGTCCAAACTGTTACCACTTGAAGCTCGAAAATTAAGTGTCCAGTTTCCGGATGCGTTAGTGCTATAATACATTACAGATTGAGTAGCCAAATCATAGTTAACTGTACCTGTAGCAGCAGTCGCAGCAATCGTATCAACTTCAGCAATGCTTGACGTTTTAATAGAAGGCAGACTTGACGAACCAGTAAAAATAATGGTGTCAGTATTTTGTTGTTCTTGTATTGATGTTCCGTTAAGAACCAATGTGTATCTAGTTGTCATATTTTTCCTTAACTTACTGGCACGTTAATTGTAGAACCTGAGCGATTCAAAATTGGCAATAAACCGTTACCAACAGGTATACTAATTGAGGAACCTGCTCTATTTAGGACGTATAAAGTAGTAGGTAATGTGCTCCAGCTAGCAGTAGTTCCATTTGTTTTTAAGAAATTATTCGCATAACCTGTTTGCGAAGGTAATGGAGAAAAAGTAGTCCATGCTGGAGGTGAATCTCCTCCACTGATTAGTACTTGTCCTGAAGTACCATATGCAGTATTACTCGTACCAAATGCAATACCTCCATTGGAAGTCAAAGTAACTACAGTTACATTATTACCTGTTTGAAATTGCAAAGAGCCGGTACTATCGGCACTTGTTTTAAGTCCTGGTACTCCTGTTATTAATCCTGAATCTGCTGATATAATGCTAGACATTTTTTTCCTTATGCTGTGTATGTGCCGCTGGAGGTGAACGTGTGGATTGTGTTTCCACCAGAAGATGTTACTGTACCGCCAGAACCGCGTTGTGAACCGGAGTAACTGATGATTACGATACCGGAGCCGCCATTGCCACCAATTCTTCCATTACTTCCGGCATTACCACCGCCGCCGCCGCCACCGCCAAGATTTGTAGTGCCAGCAACTCCATTTGCGCCGTTGTAAACAGCCCCGGCTCCACCACCGCCAGCGCCGCCTGCTCCGTTGGTTCCCCCGTTGATACCACCACCTCCACCACCACCAGCGTAATATGTGGAAGTACCTGAAATTGAAGAAGCAAGGCCAGCGCCGCCTGCACCAGAATTAGAGGTACTAGAACCGCCTACTGCGCCAGCGCCACCACCGCCGCTGCACCCGTTTCCGCCACTGGCAGTTCCACCTGCATTACCTTGCCCTGCTGTGCCAGCGTAACCACTGGTAGCGGGGCCACCGCCGCTTCCAGAACCGCCAGCAATTCCGTTACCAGTGCCTCCGCCAATTGCAGTAAGAGAACTAAGAACTGAATTGCCGCCTGCTGTTGCGGTGTAGGTGCCATCTCCTGTTCCACCAGCGCCAATGGTGACGGCATATGCAGTTCCCGAAGCAAGACTCAAAGAACTGCCCGACAACAACCCACCAGCCCCGGCTCCGCCACCTGCTGGCCCATAACCGCCCCCGCCGCCAGCCACAACTAAATAGCTAACTGCGTATGTAGTAACAATTGAACCCCAGTAGGAGCCGTTGTACAGTTCAAATGAAGACGTTGTGGAGTTGTAGCGAATCATGCCAGCCACTGCTGTGGGCTGCTGTGCAGTAGTGCCGATGGGCAATGTCAATGCACCCGTGCTATTCAAGGTGACGTTCTGGCTCGTGTCGATGGTGACCGCAGTCGTTCCTGCGCTTTTTATTGTTAGTGCCGTAGCTGCTGCTGAACCAATAGTATTTACCGTAGCTGTGCCTGCAAAGGTAGTGTTCCGGCTTGCATCTATGGTGACCGCAGTTGTTCCTGCCGTTTGGAATGCAAGGACTCCTGAGGCATCTGCGGTCTGTATTAAACCACCTGTACCTGTATTGCTGGCGTTGATTGTTGTGGTCATGCTGGTGTATCCGCTGGTTCAGGTGTATTACCTTCAGCAAGCCATTCTAGGTAGGCTTCAGCAGTAACTAAACAAGATTCCTGCTTGCCATCAGACCATTCACGCCACACAACATTTTCTTGTTGAGTCGTTGGGTCTTTAACTAATTTCCAAATTGGTGTTGTCATAATTCACATCCTGTCGCAATAATTAAACTAGTCGCACTACTGCTTTGTAAAGAAGTTGCATTTCCAATAGTAAGACCACTTGAACCAGTTACATTTAAGGCAAAAGTTGACAAATTTGTTCCAGTTCCATAAATAGCTACTGTTCCTGCGGCAGAAGTTCCATAATTAGCTGGTATCACAGCAAAAGTTCCACTAGTCGTTATTCCTGTTGCCGCTACTCTAGGCTGAACAGGATAAGGTGCTGTAAAAATAGCCGCAGTTGATGCATAACATTGTCCCGCAAACGGGAAATTGCTACTTGCACCAGAAACAGACCAAGCAGGACAATATCTCTGACATAAAGCCAACTCAGTACCATACGGGCGGTAATCAAACGATGTAGCTGTGCTGCCTTTTTCTAGCTGTACGCCTGTGATGTAGAACGTGGCTCCGCTTGTGCCGACTACGCTGGTTGCGCCTGTAGCAGAACGATAATCACCAGCCGCCCATGCTCCAGCCGTTCCGCTAAAAGTAGAGCCTACACCCAATCCAAAATTAACATAAACCCCAACCCCATTAGTTGCCCCCGCCCAAGTTCCAGTAGTATCACCAGCAATTGTTATGCTGATTGTTGTCCATGTATTTGCTGAAGAGATGGTGTATGTAAAAGGATATGACCTATTAAAACTTGACCCATTTCCTAAACTTCCACCAAAAGTTCCAGTAAGTGATGAATAAACTCTAAAAGATAATGTAACTGTCTGTGCGTTTGCAGTACCCCAAGCCATATCTGCAAAATTAAACCCTTCAATTGCTTGAATAAATGTGTAAATGCTTCCAGCAACTATTGAAAATGCCGATTGGGATGTTATTCCAAAATAGTTATTAAATCCAACTGGAGGAGTTACCGAGCCAGCATTTTGTTGCCCAACAACTTTACCAGTTGTCGGGTATTGAACAACTTGCCATCTATCTACCGTGTATCCACTAATAGTATTCGCCGTTGCCGCCCCCGCATTACGCTGGTCAATCACCATCGCACCATTGATGATGCGGTTCTTGAAGCCAAAGGTGTTTGGCAGGTTTGCGTAGCCAGCAAAGGTGGCATTTTGCGAAGTATCCAGTGTGAGCGCAGTCGTGCCGTTGTTGGTCTGCAATACCAACGCACCTGTGGTATCAGCAGTAGCAACCAAACCGGTACTGGATGTTGTTCCTGCAGAAATACTTGATGCCATTTATTATCCTTAAAAAATTAACCAGCGTTGGCCGCTGGTAATTGTAACTGATTGTCCATTCGCCACAGTCACAGGACCAACTGTCATAGCATTATAACCTGCAGCAATTGTATAACTTGAACTTATCGTTGCTCTATTTAGGTATAAACCATTATTTGCCGTGACTACAGATGCTTGTAATTCACCGGTAGATGGTTTATATAACAAATTTGTATTGCTGGTATAAACTGTAGTCGCAGAACCAGTTGTTGATGCCGCAAACAATGGATACTCATAACTAGCAGTCGTTGTATCGTTGCTTAGAGTTGCACCACCAACAGAAGTCCATGCAGGAGATGCACCACCATATCCCTCAAATTGGCTTGTCGTTGTATTGTAACGCAACATACCAGTAGCTGGACTTGCTGGTTGTTGTCCTGTTGTACCTTTACTTAATGTAAGAGCTCCAGTGGATGTAAAAGTGCCATTTTGGTTTGCATCAATCAAAAAGGCTTGTGTGCCGTTAGTGGATATAGCTAATTGATTTGTGTTTGGATAGTAAACACCCGTAGTTGTGCCAGCAGTACCACCTTGTATTGCTGGTGTCGTTGCGCTATTGTCTGTGCCGTTAAGAAATAATGGCATAGTTTACTCCACAATTTAGAATGGTTGTTTTCATTTATTCCAGAACAACCCAAGAAGTAGTTGATTCATTCCATTCGTATATGCCGTCAGTAGGCATTGGTGTTGGTGCATCCCACAGGCAAGTTTCATCATTCAATGTCCAAGATGGAAATGGTTGTGGTGGAATAAAAGCGTCACGGGTTCTATCGTAAGTAAAACCAACACCAGCGTAATTTTTACGCAATGGAGTGCCGCCGTTAGCGTGAACACCGCCTCGGGTATTATAACTAGTCTGGATCCATTCACCAGGACTTGTGTCTACGAATGTTTGAAAAAACTCAGGTTCAGCCACAATGACTTGAACTACTACGCCGTTTGATACTTTTGCAAAATGTGCCATATTAACTCCTTAACTTTTTTATGCTGTGTATGTACCGCTTGATGTAAATGTATGTATAGTGTTTCCACCAGAAGATGTTACTGTACCACCTGTGCCTTTTTGCGAACCGGAGTAACTGATGATGACGATGCCGGAACCACCATTAGTGCCCGTATTTGGGGCGTTCCATGTACAGCCCCCACCACCACCAGAATTTACAGTCGCGGCATTGGGATATGCGCCGCCGCCACCTGCACCGCCGCTGCCGTTACCACCAGCGCCGGCACCACCACCACCGCCAGCGTAAGTAACACTGGAACCGGATATGCTACTTGCTGTTCCAGCACCACCCGTTCCACCAGAAGAACCAGAACCAGAATTTCCGGCCGCTGAAGCGCCTCCGCCGCCACCACACGCATTGCCACCACCTCCACCGCCACCGGCATTTCCTTGCCCAGTAGTGCCAGAGCCGCCGCCATTACCACCGCGGCCGCCACCACCAGAACCACCAGAAACGCCAGTACCGGAACTACCGCCACCACCACCAAGAGCAGTTACAAGACTACCAATACTTGAATTACCGCCGGTATCACCAACACCGGTTGCCGCTGGTTGAGCGGATCCACCTGCACCAACAGTCACTGTGTATGCGGTTCCAGTAAGAACACTGGTAGACGAAGTTAAAAGGCCTCCAGCCCCTCCGCCACCTGAACCTCCGCTGCCACCGCCACCGCCAGCAACTACCAAATAACTGACTGTGTAAAAACCTAAATTAGCTAATGTGGTGAGAAATGTTGGTGTAAGAGCCGTGCTGAACACAAACCATGAAGTGGATGCAGAACGATATATGTAAGATATTGATTGTCCCGGCACTAACCCAGGAATTGTGTTATTCAGCGTCTGTCCTGTATTAGCATTAAGTGTAAGTGTAGTAATTTCTTTTGTGCTACTGAAGCTAACCACCATTCCATCACTAGGTGAAGCAGGCATTGTAATGGTTCCGGTAAGCAATGTACCGGCCGGGTTGATTATCAGCGTGTTGTAGGTGCTGAAAGTATATGAGAACCCCGTAGTCGGGACTAGGTAGTCGTAGTTTTGCACTACGCCTTTACCAGTGGATTTAATTGTGCCCGCGAACGTGGCGTTTTGGCTTGTGTCAATAGTGACCGCTGTGTTTCCATTAGTAGCAATAGTAACTGGACCACCAGACGAGGCCACAGATACGTTAGATGTGCCGTTAGAAATGGATGTTGTTGACAGAGTAGTCCAAGTAGGTGATGCACTCGATCCTGCTGAAGTCAGAACTTGTCCGTTTGTTCCAAAAGATGGTGTAGAACCTAAACCTATTGCTTGACTTGAATTAAGTGTGAGCGCAGTAGTTCCTGCACTTTTTAATGTGAGTGATGTAGCTGCTGCCGAAGTGATAGTGTTTGATGTAATTGAACCATTAAATGTTACATTTTGATTAGAATCGATAAGAACTGCATTAGCTGAACTTGTACCAGTTTGTATTTGCAGATTGCCAGATAAATCTGACCTTACTGTAAATGCTGTTGTGAGTAAAGTTCCAGTTGATAGTGTGCTCATTTTTTTATTTTATAAAATTATCCATCGTTGTCCACTCGCAACATTAACATAGTAACTACTAGCTATGGTTAATGGGCCAACGGAAAGTCCATTTGTATTTGCTGCAATCGTTGCATTACTGGTTATATATGTACTGTTGAGAAGAATTAATGGAGCAGGACCAGTATTTGCCACAGCGAAAGCTGCATTAGCTTGCGTGAAAGCACCGTTAGCATATATGCTGGCACTATTAGCCTGTGCATATGCGGAGTTAGCATATGTACCAGTTGTATTTTGACTACCATATGCAGAATTCGCTTGAGTGAATGCAGCTGTAATGCTGGTGTTTTGGGTTAAATTGATTGCATTTGATGAAGTAAAAGCCGCATTGGCTTGTACGAAAGAACCATTGGCATATATTGAAGCACCATTAGCTTGTGCATATGCGGAGTTAGCATATGAACCAGACGTTATGGCATTAGCATTTGCATTATTGGCCGCCAAATATGCTGAGTTGGCATATGTACCAGTTACATTTTGACCACTATATGATGCATTAGCTTGTACGAAAGCACCATTGGCATATATCTGCGCTGAGTTTGCGGTATAGTATGCTGAGTTGGCATAAGTTGCGCTTACATTTTGAGAATTGAAAGCCGCATTTGCTTGTACAAAAGCACCGTTAGCATATATCTGTGCTGAGTTTGCAGTATAGTATGCTGAGTTGGCATATGTACCGGTCACATTTTGTGATGTATATGCAGCATTCGCTTGTACAAAAGCACCGTTAGCATATACACCAGCTGAATTGGCGGCTACAAATGCAGAGTTGGCGTAAATACCAGTTGTGTTCTGTGAACCATAAGCTGAATTCGCTTGAGTGAATGCAGATGAAATACTTGTATTATGTGTGCTGAATACCGAATTAGCAAATATGTATACTGCGTTAGCCTGTACAAAAGCACCATTAGCATAAACACCAGATGTTATTGCGTTGGCGTTTGCATTATTAGCCGCCAGATAAGCTGAATTAGCATAGATACCAGTTGTTATAGAATTAGCATTGGCACCATTAGCTGCTAGATAAGCTGAGTTAGCATAGGTACCAGTTACATTCTGTGAACCATAAGCCGCATTAGCTTGTACGAAAGCACCATTTGCATATATCTGCGCTGAGTTTGCAGTATAATACGATGAATTGGCATAGGTACCAGTTGTTATTGCATTGGCATTGGCGTTGTTAGCTGCCAGATAAGCTGAATTGGCATATGTACCGGTTACATTCTGAGAAGCATATGATGAGTTTGCTTGTGTAAATGCTGATGAAATACTGGTATTCTGTGTGCTGAATACCGAATTAGCAAATATGTATACCGCATTTGCTTGAGTAAATGCGGAATTAGCATAGGCACCAGATGTTATAGCATTTGCGTTGGCATTATTTGCGGCTAGATACGCTGAATTGGCATAGGTACCAGATGTTATCGCATTCGCATTGGCGTTGTTAGCCGCTAAGTAAGCTGAATTGGCATATGTACCGGTTACATTCTGAGAAGCATAAGCCGCATTAGCTTGTACAAAGGCACCATTAGCATATAGACTTGCGCTATTGGCTTGTGCATATGCTGAATTGGCGTAAGTGCCAGTTACATTCTGACTACCATAAGCCGCATTAGCTTGTACGAAGGCACCATTGGCATATAACTGAGCTGAATTAGCCGTATAATATGCTGAGTTAGCATAAGTGCCTGTAGTTATTGCATTAGCATTAGCATTGTTAGCTGCTAGGTATGCTGAGTTGGCGTATGTACCTGTTACGTTTTGAGAACCATAAGCCGCATTAGCTTGTACGAAAGCACCATTTGCATATATCTGCGCTGAGTTTGCAGTAAAATAAGCAGAATTGGCGTATGTACCTGTTACGTTTTGAGAACCATAAGCCGCATTGGCTTGTACAAAAGCTCCGTTAGCATATATTTGTGCAGAGTTAGCTGTATAGTATGCTGAGTTAGCGTATGATGCTGTCGCTGCAGGTGATGTTGTTTGTGTTGTTCCATCGACAAAGGTTATACCATTGCCTGTACCTGTAATTACATGATTTCCAGTATACACATTACCAACAACACCCAAACCACCAATCGATATGACAAGCGCACCAGTTAAATTTGATGTAGAATTATTTGCTCCAGAAATAGAAACATTTGAGCCTACCGTTATAAAGGTATCTACTGATGTATTTCCGTATATTCTTGTTCCACTTAGAAGTTTTGCCATAGTATGTTATTTATTCTAGGTTAAAAAGGTGTGATAGTGTAAGTGTATTCATCAAAGTAACCACTGACCATATACGTTCCAGTGTTGGTTCTGCGTTCGGCAAAATCTGGAGTCACTATCACTCCAGTAGCACCTATTCCCTGATAAGGAGTTAAATATCCTGCTTCAAATTGAGCACCCCAACCATAAAATCCTGTTGCACCGTCACCTACATAAGTAGGGTTTACAAGGCTGGCATTAGTGGTACTTTTTGTTATACCAATACTACCTGTTAATGTTCCGGCTCCTGCTAATGCGGTATTGGTGATATTACCAGTTACACTTACTCTATACCATCCATTTCCTTTTGGTTCGGAAGTTGAAGTAATATATGTTCCGCTACCGGATGTTGCTATATTATTAATAACTCCGGTAGATGGATTTACATTTATGCCGATTCTATCAGGTTGTTGATATCCTGTTGCAAAATATAAAGTTAAGTAGGTCGATGCAGAATATGATTTTACATGTACCGACCATGTATAAGTAGCAACTCTTTCTAATACAGTCATTGGATCTGTGAGTATTGTATGTCTACCTAACGGTGCTGAGTTCAATAGTAAATCTGCGGTTAGCGTACTATTAGGTGCTGCTATTGCATTTCCGGTTACTACTACTTGACCCGAGGCAGTGTTCCACCCGGTTGCGTTATCAAATTCTTGAGAAGAAATGGCTAAATTCTTAATAGGTGATTGTGTAACTTCATCAAATAGTGCCGCATATACTCCTGCGGGTCCTACTTTAACAGAACTATAGGCTACTTCATCAAATGCCACACTTGATTGAAGTATTCCAGTGGGAAACAGTTTAGTTATAGTTGTTGCCATTATCCAAATACCGTGTCTAAACTACCTGTAGCTGAGTTATAATATTGATAGACTACACTTACATTGCTATTGACAAATCCAACTCTATTACCAACATAAATACTGTCTGCAACGCCGACACCACCAAACACTTGTAATGCACCTGTAGTATTTGATATAGATGTGGTTGTATTTGTTATTATTAAATTACCAGTAATTGTTACATTACCGGTAATTGTACCACCAGTATTTGCATTGACTGTATTGTTTGCTCTTGTATAAGCCGCATTAGCTTGTACAAAAGCACCATTGGCATATAATGATGACGAGTTTGCAACATTAAATCCGGCGTTTGATTGTACAAAAGCACCGTTAGCATATAGTTGTGCTGAGTTTGCAGTAAAGTAAGCAGAATTGGCATATGTGCCGGTTACATTCTGACTACCGTAAGCAGCATTCGCCTGAACAAATCCACCGTTAGCATAAAGTTGTGCCGAGTTAGCCGTATAGTAAGCTGAGTTGGCATATGAACCAGTCGTGTTCTGACTTATGTAAGCTGCATTTGCCTGTGTATATGCATTTGTGATATAAGTGAATACATTATATCCACTAACATATATTGTGTTGGCTATGACATTTGCTTTTACAGTATTAGCTATTAGATTTGCACGTTGATAAGAAGGATCTGTAATTATAATATTGTTATTGGGTGATACTTCTGGTGTATAACCTTCAAATATATTCCATTCTTTTGTATCCGAATCTCGGAAAAAACCTGTGTGTGCGTTTGTTCCATTATTATAATGTGCAGCAAAACCAATATCTAATGCATCTGAGTAATAATTTCCTAAACCCAATAATATCAAAGTATCTTTTACAGTAAAAGATTCAGTATTGGTTGTTATAGTAGTACCTAATACAGTCAAGTTACCTTGAATTGTTGCATCTTGGACAATGGTTAAATTGCCTGTAATTGTTCCGCCTGCCAAAGGTAAAGCATTATTAGCTTTCAAGAATGCAGAGTTTGCATATGACCCAGCTGAATTAGCAAAACTAAGTGCAGTATTGGCATATGTACCTGTCACATTCTGGCTACTATAAGAAGCATTGGCTTGTACAAAAGCACCATTTGCATATAACTGTGCTGAATTGGCCGTATAATATGCCGAGTTAGCATATGTGCCTGTAGTTATTGCATTTGCATTGGCGCCGTTAGCTGCTAGATAAGCCGAGTTTGCATAAGAACCAGATGTTATGGCATTCGCATTTGCATTATTAGCCGCCAGATAAGCTGAGTTAGCATAAGTTCCTGTTACATTTTGACTAGTGTATGATGCATTTGCCTGTACGAATGCACCATTAGCATATAACTGTGCTGAATTGGCGGTGTAATATGCTGAGTTTGCATAAGAACCAGATGTTATTGCATTCGCATTTGCGTTATTAGCCGCTAAGTAAGCTGAATTAGCATAAGTTCCTGTTACATTTTGACTAGTGTATGATGCGTTAGCTTGAGTAAATGCACCATTCGCATATACACCAGCAGAATTTGCAGAAAGAAATGCTGAGTTAGCATATGCACCTGAGGTTATTGCATTTGCATTAGAATTGTTTGATGATAAAAATGCAGAATTGGCATATGAACCGAATGTTATTGCATTAGCATTCGCACCATTGGCCGCCAAATAAGCTGAGTTAGCATAGGTACCAGTTACGTTTTGGGAAGCATAAGCTGAATTTGCCTGTACAAAAGCACCATTGGCATATAACTGAGATGAATTGGCTGTATAATATGCTGCATTAGCATATGTACCTGTTACGTTTTGTGAACTATAGGCCGCATTGGCTTGTACGAGAGCACCATTCGCATATACGCCAGCAGAATTTGCTGTTGTAAAAGATGCATTAGAATATGCATAAGGTGCAGCCGCAGTAACTTGATATGTTGTATCGGGAAATATTACACTAACTGAAGTATTAACAGAATTTGCATATATGATATTAACACCACCAATATTTCCACTCGAACCGGTTGTGGTAAAATAAGCAGCTGTTACATTATTTGCAACTGTTAAATTATTGGATACAGTTAAGTTGCCTGCTGTAATTATTGTGCTTGTATTTTGTAATGCCGTATTTGCAACTCCAAAAGATGCATTGGCCTTAACAAAAGCACCATTCGCATATACACCAGCAGAATTTGCTGTTGAGAATGCTGAGTTAGCGTAAATACCAGTAGTATTTTGAGAACTAAATGCTGAGTTAGCGTAAATACCAGTAGTATTTTGAGAACTAAATGCTGAGTTAGCGTAGGCACCAGTTGTTATTGCATTGGCATTCGCACCATTAGCCGCCAAGTAAGCTGAATTGGCATATGTACCGGTTACATTCTGAGAAGCATATGCTGAATTTGCTTGCAAGAAAGCTGCGTTTGCCGCGCTACCAGCTGAAGTTGAATTTGCTGTTGCGAAGGCAGCATTAGCCTGAGCAAATGCACCATTAGCATATACACCAGCAGAATTTGCAGTATAGTATGCTGAGTTAGCATATGTACCAGATGTTATTGCGTTAGCATTTGCACCATTGGCTGCTGTATATGCGGAGTTAGCATATGTGCCAGTCACATTTTGTGAAGCATATGATGAGTTTGCTTGTGCAAACGCTGATGTAATACTGGTGTTCTGTGTTAAATTAATTCCATTCGATGAAGAATAGACCGAATTTGCTTGAGTGAATGCACCATTGGCATATGTACCAGATGTTATTGCGTTGGCGTTTGCATTATTGGCTGCTAAGTAAGCTGAATTAGCATAAGTTCCAGTTACATTTTGACTAGTATATGCAGAATTGGCTTGTACAAAAGCACCATTCGCATATAAACTCGCTCCATTTGCTTGTGTAAAAGCGGAGTTAGCATAGATGCCGGTGGTATTTTGACTATTATAAGCCGAATTGGATTGTACAAAAGCACCATTAGCATATAATGCTGCCGAATTGGCGGTATAATATGCTGAGTTGGCATATGTGCCTGTTACATTTTGACCAGTGTAAGATGCATTTGCCTGAGCAAAAGCACCATTAGCGTATATCTGTGCTGAGTTTGCGGTATAGTATGCTGAGTTAGCATAGGTTCCAGTTACGTTTTGTGTATTAAAAGCTGCATTCGCTTGAGCAAAAGAACCATTAGCGTATGTTTGTGCCGAATTGGCTGTATAGTACGCACCATTAGCATAGGTACCTGTAGTGTTTTGGCTAATGTAGGCCGCGTTTGCCTGAATGAAAGCGCCATTAGCATATAGTGCCGCAGAATTTGCTTGAGAATGACTAGAATTTCCATGAATATATGCTGCATTTGCTTGTAAGAAAGCTGCATTCGCTGATAAGAACGCAGAATTGGCATATGATCCAGTAGAGTTTTGACTACTATAAGATGAGTTGGCCTGAAGATATGCGGTATTTGCATAGTCACCTGCAACCCGTACATCTTTATTCTCTTGATTACCTAAAATGGTATAAATTGTCTTCATGTTATGTTATTTCTAATAGACTAACTATCACATCAACTGAAGAAGCTGTATTTGTATTTACTGAAAGATAATCACCAGATTCCAATACTACTTTTTGGCCGCCGCCTATTGGAATTAAAGAACTTCCTGGATCAATCTGAGCACTTTTTACCATATAAAAATTTGAACCACTAATGTTTAAAATAACATTTGCAGATATTGAAGTATTTAATAGATTTGCAACTGACATACCAATAATTGTGGCTTGAGTTCCGGCGCCAGCTGTATACACTACTGTCGGAGATGTACCGACTGCGGCCGATCCATAATTTTTAAAACTATTTGCCATTTTTATTTCCTAATAACTTATATTTATTAACCTAATGCAATCGCATAAGCCAATGCATCTGAATCAGCTGTATTTGCTTTAGAGAAAGCTGCATTTGCATAAATTCCAGTTGTATTTTGACTAGCATATGAAGAATTTGCGGCAATAAAAGCAGCATTTATTCCAGCAGTCGCAGAATTTGCAGCTGCAAAAGCTAGGTTTGATTGATTATATGCTGTAGAAACTTGCGATAAAGCAGTATTTGCAGTAGATAAAGCTGAATTAGCTACATCGTAAATTTGCTGAATCTGTTGAGATTGACTTGATGCACCTAAAAATTGTGCAGTGGATTGTACAGATGCGGGTGCTCCTGGTCCAACCCTTACACTAATTTGTGATATAGGATTTACTACTACTGTTGCCATTATGCATCTGTACCATAAGAATTGGTTACACCAGTAACTCCTGGAGATACATAAATTTGTCCTTCTAACACCCTAGAAACTTGATTTGTTGCACTTGTTGTGATAACATCATACACATACTTGCCATACGGAATGTTTGCGGTTACTGGCGCAGTTAAAGAAAGTGTTATAATTCCGTTGTTTGCACTGGTAATTGTTGTTGTAATATTGAACGCAACATTGGCGGTGGTATAAGACTTTTTAGCTCTTGATGATACAGTAAATCCTGTAAGATTATAAGGGCTTCCGTAATCGTCAGCTAATGTTAGTTGTGATGTAAAAGTGGAACCTTGTTCCAAATATTGGTCTGAATATCCTGCGGCCATTTGTTGTACCTTTTATTTTCTGCACTCAACATATTTATGATATTTTTTACGGTAGTTTTGCCTTCAGTTCCTCTACTTGGTCACTCAGTTCTTTGATGGCCTCAATCAATAATGGCACCAGACGTTCATAATTAATTGTCAAATATTGACTATCTATAGGTGCAGGATGAACAATTTCAGGTAAAACTGATTGTACTTGTTGTGCAGATACACCAACTTCGCGCCTTACTTTATAACCCAAATCTTGTGCCGTTTGATTAGCTTCATAATAGAAACCATTGAGTGACTTAACTTTATCTAAAGCACCTATGATGTTTCCTAAATTCGTTTTTAGTTTATCATCAGAATAATATGCAGTAATAGTTCCAATTGCACGAATTTCACCAGCCGTTGTTGAAGCAGCCGTACCAATACCAATTGAATTAAATTGAGAATTCTGTGTTGTGCTAGTAAATGTTGCAGCAGAACCTGTGGTATTTTGATTCAATGTTGGGAATGTACAATTGCTCAAATTACCTGATGATGGAGTACCAAGTATTGGAGTTACTAAAGTGGGACTTGTTGCAAAAACTAATGCACCAGAACCAGTTTCATCAGTAACAGCTGCCAGTAAATTGGCAGAATTGGAAGTTGCTAAGAAATTAGCAACATTTGTGGCAAGACCTGAAATACCAGTAGAAACTGGCAAACCAGTACAGTTTGTCAATGTACCTGAATTTGGTGTGCCAAGTACAGGTGTTACTAAAGTTGGAGTATTTGAAAGTACAACTGAACCTGTTCCGGTAGAAGATGCAACTCCTGTACCACCAGATGAAACTGGAACAGGTTGTGAAGAAGTTATTTGTCCTGCAGCAATATTTGCATTTAGTGTTCCATAATTTGCATACACTATAGCACCAACTGAGTTACTTGTTGGATTTGTTGCTAGACCTTGGAATAGATAATAATTACTTCCTGCAACTCTTACTAAACCTGCATATTTTGTACCTGCACTTACATATTGGCCATAAAAACCAATGTCAACTGTATCCGATAAATTGTTCGCAGCTAATTCAATCAATGAATCAACTGTTTGGAAGGTTGAAACATTAATATATGAAGAAGTTCCATTGACAAATAAATTACCTGTGACACCTAAATCACCAGACAATGTACCACCAGTTCTTGGTAATGCATTATTTGCCGTTGTGAAAGCTGAATTTGCATAAGAACCTGATGTTACTGCTTTAGTGTCTGCTGTAGCTGCATTTGTTGTTGCTGTATTTGCTTGTGTATACGCAGCGTTTGCCTGAATAAATGCAGGTTGTGCAGATAAAGCCGCCGTATTAGCAGCACTAAATGCTGAGTTAGCATAAGCACCAGATGTTATTGCATTAGCGTTGGCATTATTTGCCGCCAAATATGCAGAGTTAGCATAAGTGCCTGTCGTATTTTGAGATTGATATGCTGAATTTGCTTGTGTAAACGCAGGTTGTGCAGATAAAGCCGCCGTATTAGCAGCACTAAAAGCGGCATTTGCTTGGATAAAAGCACCAGTTAAAACTTTATTTGTTGGTACTGTTGTTGTGCTTGTTGATGTTGTACTATCAGAAATCATATTTGCAGTCATGATTTGTGAGTACTGTGTACCATTGTTTACATCTAAAATATCAAAATATTTACCTGTTTCATACCAACGTATAGTCGCATTGGCATTTGGAATACCAGTTGGTTGATTATTTGCAGTACCTCTATTAACACTAAAATAACTTATAACAGGTGTATTTGTGTTTGCATTTATTACAAAATTATTTGTTGTATAAACAACTGTTCCATTAAGTACAAAAGAACCGCCAACAGTTACTGAACCTGATGTTGTCAATGATTGAAAAGCACCAACAGCATTTGTTGCTGAAAGTGATGATCCAGTCAATGTCATATTATTGATTGTTTGAGCACCAGACTGTAGATTATTAGCAAACAAATACGAAGAATTGGCAAAACTAAATGCCGAATTGGAATATATTCCGGTAGTATTTTGGGAACCATAAGCTGAATTAGCTTGTGTAAATGCTCCTAAGATGTATGCAATAATATCATAACCATTAACAACTGCGCTTGTTGCTGCAATAATGGAACCTCCAAAATTACCATTTGAAGTTACTGTTAATTGGCCAGCATTAATTCTATTATTTGAAGTTAAAAATGATGTATAAGTGTTTCCTGTTATACTTACGTTTCCTGTAATTCCTGCACCTGCACCTACAGTCAATGAATTTTGTAATGTTGCTGCACCTAATACATTGATTGTGTTAGAAATGGTTGTTGTACCAGAAACACTTAATGTTCCACCTAAGGTTGAATTATTTGATACTGATAAACTAGTACCTGTATTTGTGGCGTAGATAGTTCCATTAGAAGTAATCGAACCACTTGCAACTAAACTCTGTGATGTATTTGTGAAATATACTTGTTTACCTACAGTTAAGTTGTTGTCGATGGTTGCAGAAGAAGATGTACCTGTAACTTGTAATAATCCGGAAATTGTAGCATTATTTCCAACAGATAGAGATGTGCCTGTTCCATTTAAAATCAAAGAACCAGAATCTTTTGTCCAATCATACTTACCGATTGAATTGATTTCATTTGAATCGGCGTTTGTTGCAACAATCCAATCACCAAATGTGTTGGCGAAACCTAAAATATTGACTGTATTTGCCATCTTAACCTTTTATTAGTAATTGTTGCAACAACGATTTAATCTCGGACATGTCCGATTTGATGCAATCTATTTCTGATTTTACTTTATTTATTTCTTCTTTTTGAATCTTTACCAACCTAAGTTTATTATAATACTCATTTTTTTCTGTACTATCTGTAGGCAAAAGAGCTCTACTGTTTATATCACGAACAAAATTTGTTCCAGTAACTCTTACTAGTTCCATTTTAGATTCCTGTTCCTGCTGGCAATGCTAATGCACGAATATCAGTTAAGAAAGGAACATTTGTATTATCACTTGTCGCTAAAACAATTTTGATTGCAAATTGAATAAATGATGTATACTTTTGACCTGTTGTTGCACTTACATAACTGATGCTGTTGTTTGCTTGGTTACTTGCATAAATGCCAGGCGCAGCTTCATATTCATACAAATCGGTTCTAGATGTGGAAAATGTATTTGGATTCTGCATAGTTGTCATCAACTGCCAGTTACCTGATTCAAACGGAGCTGTATCTAATGAATTCAAAATTTTGTAATAAACATAGATAGCTGTACCTAATGGTTTATATGCAGTATAAAATACTCTTAAATCACCTGAATCATTTCCTGGTGCAAGTACAACTTTCTTAGTGAAATATTTTGCATATGAATTACCACCTTTTGATGATGTTTCACCTGTTACTGTAACAACAGCATTTGCATTTCCTCCGCGAGTAGCTGGATTGGAAATTGTAATTGTTGGTGATGTTAGATAACCAGAACCTGGTGTAATTGCATATACAGAAGTAATTGCACCGTTGGCATTTGCAGTAAATCCTAATGTTGCAACATTTGAACCAACATCTGGACTTGAAATTGATATTGTTGTTGCATTGACGTTATAACC